TTTTTACTGCTTTCATTTTACTTTGTTAAAGCTCTAAGTTATCAATAATCTTATCAATCTGCTTTTGCGACAACCGGGGAAGAATGTCAACCCCTACCCCTGCGATTACGACCTCTAATGCGGTAAGGATAATATCGCCCGATGTTGGCACCTCAACCGGGAAGCCGTGGCACTCCTCGATCTGCCTGTCTGTATGTTCAACGTATCCGGCGGCGTATATCGTGATTGCGCCTTCGTCTGCTATTAGCTTGTAAAAATCCATAAGTGTTTTTTTTGTGGTTATAAAAATGAATTGCTTCACAAATATAGAAAGTCCTTAGCAGAATAAAAAAATTTTTTACTTCTTTTTTTTACTTCTTTTTTTTGTTTTGCGTTGCGGATAATATTTTGCATATTTCTTTAAATTTAATTAACGCTCAATGAACGGCTGGAAATGCTGGTTGCCGTTGTAGTTTTTTGCAGCCGCAATATGTGAATCAATGAAGGTATCACAATCTGTGCTGAAACAAAAAACTCCTCAAGCTGTGAAATTTCGGTTGACCAATCATTTTTTTCCATGTACTCGATTTTACCCTTTTTACGCCTCTCTATATACCCCCCCCCCCCACTAAAAAAAAAATTGCAGGGGGGTAAAAAAACTGAAAAAAATCGAGTACATCGAGTACAAACCTTATAACGATTTGAGTATCAAGGCTTATGAGCGTACTCGATTTTAAAAAAATCGAGTACAGATCGAGTACATCGAGTACATCGGTTTTAACTGCTTGTAAATCAATTTTTTGCAGAAATAAAGAACTCTTTTTTCCCTAAATTTTGCCTGTTTCTGCGCTCCTCAAAGCCAAACCCGAACACATCGGCAGCCGCTTCAAGCCCTGACTTAAACCTCTTCAAGCTATAATCTTTTTTTTCTAAGTCGTTTAATTTGAGAAAATGCGTGTACGCCTCAGAGAAAAATAGCCATTGATTTTTTTCAATATCTTCAAAAAAATCTAAAAATTCCTCGCCGTATGAATTTTTGATTTGCTTCTTTTTTAAGCTTTCAGATGCATATTTTTGAGGTACCCCGCTGATCATGTACAATTGAACACATTCAAATAATAGGTTGTAAAACCTGTTCCACTCATCGTCATCCCAATCATCAAATAGCTGGTGCCCGAAATATTGAAGGGGGGTATTTTGAGGATGAAAAAAATTTGAGAACTCAACAACTTGCGCCCTGCGCTTGGCGTGGTTGCCGACAAGATTGATTGTGTAGTTTGTTGTGAAGCCAAATTTGGGCGAATCTGAATAAGATATGTATAACTCATCCTTGTTCTTTTTTTCAACCGTAACCCCTTCGGTTATGTTTGAATAGAAGCCTTCAAAATCCACATTCTTTCGGCAATCCTCAATAATGATAAGCTGCGTGTCAAGGCCAACCCTTTGGAAGGCAAAAGTTTTGTCTAACTTAAAATTTTTCCCATCAACAAAAACAGTGTTAATCAGCTTAGAGATCGCTTTAAAAAAAATCCCTTTACCGGTGCCTCCTCCCTCTTTGTCTTTTTCCGTTTCCTCCGCAAGTATCACTGCAAATGGCCGTGTTGGGTCTTTATATTTATGTAATAGATAGCCTATTAATGATATTACATATTTGATGCGTTCAAAGTCTTCATTGCATATCTTATTAATGAATCGCATAAATTCCACAGCATCCCAATCAATCACCGCATCAATATCAACCCTGAATGGGATCACCTGCGAACGCCAAACGTGTAGGCCCAAATCGCCGTAGCTCAATAACTCCTTACTATTTTTTGTAATTTTAACAACCCCATTTTGAAAAGAAAAAAAAGCTTCTCCCTGACTATCCCTTAGTATATTCAGAGATATTCG